AGTAGTGTACTCCCATTTATTTTTTATTATTTTATTTATTTTATCTTTATTTTATCTTATGATTTAACATTATATTATTAATATTATTAGTATAATAAATTACTAGGCTTGTTTTTATTAGCCATTATTTATCACATAGGAATTCATATTAGAAGGTAACACTCATAGTGTCATCTGAGTTGTTAACATATAACTTTTCACTATCATCTCCAATGCTATTGTCTTCAAAGTTTATATCATCAAGGCTCTGGAAATGCTTCATTTACTCCTTCTTCATCTGCTCTAGCTTCTCAAGTTGCTTTCTATGTTCAGCAAGCTTTTCCTTTCCTGGTATTGCTTTATCTAGCTTCTCAATTTCCATTTGATTCTTCTTAATTTCACTTTCAACATCAGCTATGTTTAATTGGATTTCAGTGTCTAGATCATTATTTATAACATTCTGATTATCTATCAACTTCTGCAGCTGATTCAACATCTGAACCTCTTTGTTATGTCTATCCTTAGCCATCTTTACAATGCTTGAATAAACATAATCATTACTTTTACCAACAAGTTCAGGCATTTTCATTCTTGGGATATAATATCTTTGTGCATGGTATGGCTCGTAAACAGTTGCTTCACCTGGGACTGTCTTCCATCCAATACTTATAGTTGCTAAAGTTCCACTGATCATATTATTTCCAGATACTATTTGAACCAATTTGATCTGCTTGAGATTGCTCACTGTCACAAAGAAATTCATGCTCATCTGAACAATGGATTCTTTGTCACATCTTATTGTTACCATTTGATGTATCTTTCCTTCAACAGTTACTTTTGAATTGCCTTTAGTGGTTATTAGACCATTCTTTTGTGATGTCTTCTTAACATCGAGAGTGTCACCGTACCGCTTGTCAACAAGTGCATAAGATACTGTACCTGTGCAAGAATCAGTGTGTGGCTTGTAATGTATGATTATACTAGCCAATCTAACAGTGTTTATTCCTTGCACATACTTCCTCAAGAACTCAGTCACATACTTGTAAAATGTGAAATTGATGATCTTTGTCTCAGGTGATACATTCATGTGTGTCTTCAAACTTGTGGAAGCAAGTCCATCAACAACAGCTGATGATAACTCTTGATTGTGATTGTTGTCATTCCAGTTTGATACATCATGATCTTGAACAACTGGATCAGTTATTTCTATTCCATTTGATTCGACAGCAAAGGAAACAGCCATAAACATGAACAGTGATTTCCAAAATTCAAAGTACTTCATGATTGCTTTACCAGTGGTTCCAGATATATCAATTAATTTTTATTGTTTTATAGATTGTTAAAAGTTAGGGAGTTCACTACT